GGTAATGCTCAAACTCTTATAGCAGATATGCCAATTCAGTTTAGTGCTAATTTTGGTGGTTTAACTACCGGTACAACATATTTTGTTAAAACTATTGCTAACGCAGCCGCTTTCACGGTTTCTACTAGTCAAGGTGGTGCTGTACAAGCTGTCACAGCCAATGCGTCTGTAACGGCTAATGCACTTATGAATCGTGTTGTATTAACTGCTAATGCAAATGTTGTAGCAAGTAATGCCGCATATGTTTATGCTAATGATGAAGCTGGTTATATTGTTCGTCAAAAAGGCAAAACAAAGTATTTGGTAACAGGTGGCACAACTGGTTTGACAGCACAATGTTTTACTGCAAATGTAGCTAATACAGCATTGACTCCAAACACAATGAATATCTTGTCTACTGATGCAGCCTCTGCTACAGCATATGTTTCAAGTATTAATGATTACAACAGTGAAATCTTCCCAACGCAAGTTGCGGCAGGATCGTTAGTTGCAGGTACTGTTTATACAATTTACAGTGCAGGCACAACAAACTGGACAGCAGTTGGTGCAATGTCTAATATGACAGGTATTACTTTCACCGCTACTGGTGCAGGATCTGGTACAGGTACTGCTGTTGCTTTCTCAGTTAATCCTGATGTTATTGCTACATTCAATACTGCAGCCGCCGCTAATGCATCTAACGGTCAACCTAACCCGATCGTGGTTATTGCTAGTGCTTAATTATGGCAACAGGTAGAACTATTAAAATGCCAAAAACTGAAACTGATATTGCAGTTCTTCAGGTAGAAGTTCAAAACATCACTGATGATATTCGTGAAATAAAAGCCAATATCAAAGACATTCATGTTGAAATGGTTAAAAACAACGATGATACTAAGGTGATGTTGAAGGGTATGAAGGACGCTAGTTCAAATGCACACCAAGCAATGTCTGAAAAAATCACCGCATTAGAAAAGTGGCGATGGATGATGATGGGAGCAGGTGTTGTAATAGGATCATTAGGATTCGATACGATAGCAAAATTGCTAAAATAAAAAAACGGTCTTAGGACCGTTTTTTAGTAAGTGCTTTTAATTTCTTTTGCACAACATCAAAATTTACTGTGCTAAATAATCCAGGATGCAATGGTTTGGGATACTGATTGTCACCTACCCATGCATATCCGCAATGTTCATAATTTAATATTGGAATAAATTCTTCATCTATGGCACAAAAGAAGGTGTGATATGTAAATGTATTATTTACAAACTTTTGTATTGGTACTAGTTTTGCATTTTCTGGGAAGTATCCAATTTCTTCAGTACATTCTCTTTCAATGCCCACAAGTAATGTTTCACCGTTTTCTATCTTACCGCCGGGTATGCCCCAATTGCCCGGATTTTTATTGTCCGTTCTAAGTAAGTATAAGAATCTTTGTGTGTTTTTAGCGTAAAAGAAAACGCCTGCTGAGATATTATTCATATGCTAAGACATTATAGCATAAAGTAAATTAGATTACAATACTATAATCACCCTGATCGTACCAGCCTTCCCAAGATTTCATCCAGGATCCTTCAGCGGCAACATATCGATATTGAACATTAGTTGTTAAATTAGTTACATATTGTACATTTGTATCAGCCGCACTGTCAAATGCCACAAACCAAGAACCAGTGCCAATATCATATTCAATAATATCATTAGCATAGGCTACTAAATTGCCCCATGCAGGTGTGCTACCTCCATCAGATCCAATATTTTCTACAATAAGATATCTAACGCCATTCATTGGTCCGGGTAACCCTGCATATGGTCCGGTGACTAATGGATTAATCACGCTGTCTACAGGATCCAATGTATTTTGAGGCAGGGTATCCGGATCAATATCATAAATTAATAATCTATCATCATTGGGATCCGGAACAATAGTACCTACAATTTCTGTATCCATATATGGGTTTTGTAACCATATCTGACTAATACCCGGTCGTAGTGTTCCGTATACATTAAGTAAACTTGACCAATACAAACTAGTATTCGGGTTAGGTGGTAAATCTAAATCTTGATTGTCAGGATAGAAATCTTGATTAGCAGGTAATAATTGTAAACTATTATTAATCAATAATAATTTATACCCATATGGGGTGATTTTCTGTCTAGTACCTAATAACAAATCATCATTTTGTATGTCATCAAGTGCTTTACCAGAAAATATACTTGCAATGATTTTTTCAATAACACCCATCTTTTTAAGTTTAGCCGCATTACTAATCCATATAGGCATATAGAATTTCCAACTTAATACGTCAATAGGATTACCAGATCCTTGTGGAATAGTTCTACTACTAAATGTTAACCCATCTTGGTAAACAACTGATAGTGAAGTCCAATCAATAAAGTTATCAGTAGATTGAATTTCCAATGAAGGATTGAATAAGGTGCCTAGTTGTTCAATCAATTCTAATTTTTGATTATAATTGGTTGTCCATAAATCCACACTCATACGTAATGTATATGGCACTGGCATTAGTCTTTCAATTGTGAAGGCTTGTCCTTGTACCGTTTCATAACTTTGAGTTTCAGCATTATAACTACGTTGACGAACTTGAATCTTATCAATAAAGGTAGGATCTTGTGTCCTACGTTGATCGTATTCTAATCCAGTAATGTAATAAGTTATTAGAGGTGCACTAGGTAAATTGCTAGCACTATTATTAGCAATAATAGTACTTGCTTGACGACTTGAATCACCATACATAACTGGAACACGAACAAGTATGTCATTACCTGCAGGGTCTTTACCTTTAGTAACATACCAATTGCTAAATATTTTCCCAAATTGAATTAGAAATCTGCGTACCTGATTATCATAGAAAAAAGCTGCCATATATTATATTACCGGTGGTATTGAGTCTGGTGCTATTGTCAAAATAGTTGATAGCGCCTGTTTCTGTGGTATAGTTGTACCATCAGTTGTTATTGTAACGTTACTGTTATTTATGAAACTAGATTGTTGTGACAAATCTTGTTCTGTAAAACCTGTTGGTGTTCTTACATTTTTAGATATACGAACCCATATTCTACCGTCCCAACGATAGAGAATTTGTGGTAGATAATCTGTACGTAAGAAATATGCACCTACTTGTGGATTCTGCGGGAATGAAATACCTGCACCAGTTGGGAATCCGTTTGGTGCTTCACCGGTACCATCTAAATAACCAGTTGTATATCCAAAACTTCTTGGACTACTACGAGCAATGAAAGCAAATCTAGGATCACAGTCAGCACGATAGTCCATAGTATTTGGACCGTATGGTTCTGTACCTGTAAAGCCTGGCGCTTCTGGATTTTGATCAGCAGTAGCATATGTGTTATCAGCAGTACCATATGGACCTGTAACAGGACCTGTAGGTTGTAGTGTTAATACTGTCTCACCCTCAACTGGACCTGAACCATTACCTATACGTTGTGGTGCTATTACAGTAGATTCTAAGTTTATTTGATGTGCAACCTGCAATGGTTCAATAAACATATCAATAGTCATATCCCAAATACTTTGTACAGTAGATTTAGGAATACGAAGTACCGGACTAAAATTTTTGAATTTAGGATTACGAACCATTGCAACAGTACCGGTTGCTACAACAGGTGCACCACTATTATTTGTCACAACATTTATAGGTGGAGCGGGCTGATTATATTTACCTGATAATTCAGTATCAGATTCGTACACACCATATGTAGGTACAATATATAAATTATTTCTATCATAACCTGCTTTAGGTACTAATCTATTAGCCTCTTCAAGTATTGCATTATTGATTTGTAGATTTTTATTATATGTAGCAAGAATATCTTTAAGATTCTGATTAGGATCAAGTTCCCAATATGTACTATTAGGTGGAGTAATACCAATTGGTACTTCTTGTTTAGATAGATAATTCTTGTCACCAAATGTAATCACATACCCAGCTGGATATGTTCTGGTGGCGTCCCATAATCCAAGATAATTATCCTGATCAATTGGTTCAGATAATATCTGACTAAATTCTTCACTATCAACTAATGGTTCACATTTAATACGCCATAAATGCGGATACCA